AAAAACCCGCCGGGCGGCGGGTGGTTTGGTGAAAGCTGGTCTGGCCCGGCGGGTCAATCCCACCAGGTTATTTCGACGACATCGGCAAACTGCCCGATCTCGGCATCGAAACCGGAAAAGCGGTTGTCGTAGGGCACGCCGTTTGCCAGCAGGGCGGCCACGATGGCATCGCCGACGGCCTTGGCCGAGGTGCGCGTAGTGCTCCAGGCGACGATGCGGAAGCGGTAGGCGGTCGCTGCGGCCGTATCGTTCAGACACCACTCCGGCGTCGCGGCCTCGGTGCTGTACACCACGGCGGGCAGCGGTTGGTCCTCCGGGATCGCGTCGGGATAGATGCGGGTCGACACCAGCGCCGTGAGCGTTGCGTAACCGGCGAGGACGGCGTAGAGATCGGATTCGGCGGACATCAGGCGCCCCTAGTGTTCAATGCTTCGATGGCCGGCACGGCTTCGCGTTCGAAGGCGGCCAGAGCGGCCGGCAAGGCATCGGCAGCCGGCTGCATGAATGGGCGCGCGGTCATCTTCTTCGTGCCGAATTCGACGAAGCGCCAGTAGTATGGATCCAGCTTGCTATTGGCGCCGCGCTGGCCACTGGCCGCCGGCTTGACGTTGATGAAGACGCCGACATCGCCGGCACGGCGCGATTCTTTCGAGACGCGCACGCCGATCTTGCGCTTTAGAAGCCCCTTCGTGCGGTACGGTGACGGCGCGGACAACACCGGCACGGCAACGCGCGCGGCCTTCTGCACTTCCTTGGCCCCGGCGCGCAACGCCTTGACCAGCACTTTGCGGCGCAGCTTGCCGGGCAGTTCGGCGAGCGCCCTTTTCAACTCGTCGATTCCGTTGACCGTAACCTTGACGCTATCGGCCATTGCGCGCCCCGTTCATGGCCATGATTTCGAGCGAATCGGCCCAGGCGCCCGTTCCTGGAATCAGGGCAGTGATGTCGTGCGGCACGCCCTTCCATAGTACGCGCATGTCGTTGTTGAGGCCGCTGCGGGTGCGGATGCGGAAGCGCACGTCGACTACCTGCTGCGTCTGGTTCGCGGCGTAGAACTCGCGCCCGCGCAGTGGGATGACTTCGGCCCAGACGGTAGCGACATCGCTCCATGTGACGACTTCCTCGCCGATGGCGTTCTTCGTCACACCCTTCTGCTGGAAGGTGATGCGATCCGAGAGCTTGCCGGCGCCGATCACAGCCAGTTCACCTTGTAGCGGTCGAGCAGGCCGTCGACGTAGGTACGCGGCAGCGCGGACAGGTTGGCGGAGTCGACCGCTTCGGCATGGCGTACCCAGGTGGCGACGGCGATCAGCATCCATTGCTTGAGCGCGATGAGGTCACCGTCGGAGACGGCATGGCCACAGGTGAAGCGGACGCGGACGGCGGACGGCAGTGCGGCGGTTCCCGGCCAGGCGTAGCCAGTGGCCGGGACGATGCGGGCCGGCAGGTGGTCGGCGTCGACCACATAGGCGGCGCCGGCCAGTGTCTGCTCGGCGCCTGCGGTGTCTAGGTACTTGATGCTGGACACGGCGGTCAGCGGCCCAATTGTAACCTCGATTTCGGCCGGGAAGGCATCGAGGACGAGTTCCCAGGTCTGCGGCGAAAAGGCGCGGCCGGTCTTCTGTTCGGCCAGATGGCGCGCGGCGCTGATGAAAGCGGTGATGCGCGTATCGTCATCGGTGCCGTCAACGCGGCAGTGCAGCTTGGCCTCGGCCAGCGTCACCGGCTCGGCGGTCGGGGCAGTGATGAGCTTGAGCATGGTCAGGACTTTTTGCGGCGCGTGGTTTTCGGCGCGTTGCCGGCGTCGACCGCGTCAGGCGCGGCAATGCCGATGGCGTCCGGGACGGCGCCCTGCGCCAGGCAGTGGGCGACGGCATCCGGGTGGTCGTCGGCATTGCCGCCGGCGACGAGTTGCGCGGCCAGTTCCGGAGAGACATCGAGCAGCGCGTCGGGTGCATGGCGTTGGCCGTCGAGTGTGACATCGGCGAGGATGCGAATTCTGGTCATGCGGGTTCCCCAAATGAAAAACGCCCGGACGAATCCGGGCGTTTCTGGTGGCGGCCTTCGATCAGGTCGCGGAGTTGGCGTAGTACTTCCACGGCGATCCGCCGTCGGTCTTCGTGCCGCCGGCACGCATCCATGCCAGGAAGCCGATCTGGCCGAGCTTGGCGTAGGCGGAGTCGTCGAAGCGGAAGAGCGTCAGGCCCATGACATCGCGGATGGTGTAGCGCGAGAAGTCGCCGAAGAGGATCGACTTCGCGTTTGCGGCCATCGTGGCAACGTCCTGATTGATGGTGACGCCGTAGCCGAGCAGGGTGTCCGGCATCTTGCCGCCGAGGCCGTCCCAGCCCGGAATGAAGACCGGGCGGTTCTGGGAGTCCTTCAGCTTGCGCACGACCTTGAGCGACGCATCGTTCATCATCCAGCGGCATCCGTCGTTGCGGTAGGCCGGATCGACGGAGTGCACCAGGTCGACCAGGTCGTCGAAGATGACCGAGGTGGTCTGGCCAGTGGTGCCGACCTTGCCGGAAGCAGATGCGGTGACGACGCCGTTCGGCTGGCTGGAGCCGGTGCCGGTGGTGAAGTAGCTGTTCAGCGTGCGGCCCAGGCGCTCGCCGAGACGCTTGGCGACGAACGCCTCGACATCGACGGCGGCATCCTGCAACAGCTCGAACGGGACGGCGACGATCTTAGACGAGAACTTGTAGGTCGACAGCGTGACGACGCCGAATGACGGGTCGGCAGCGGTGGCCGTGGTGTTCTCGCCGATCAGCTCGCCGGTTTCGGAGGTGCCGTCGGAGGTCGGGTAGTTGATCGGATGGCCGGATTCGGTCTGGATCACGGTAGCGACCTCGCGGACGCCGCCGTAGGCCTTGAGCACGTCGAGCACGGCGCCGTAGACCTCGGTCGGGACGGTGTAGCCGCCTTCGCCGGGCGTCGTGGTGCTCATGGTGGCGCGGATGTCGGCCCAATCCTGCGCCGTCATCGCCTTGTCGCCGCCCTTGACCCACTTGGCGAAGAGGTCGCCGCCGGCGGCGCGGACGCGCTTGGCCTTGGCTTCCGAAACCGCATCGTCGACCTTGCTGTCGGCCAGGGTGTCGAGGAACTTCTGCTCGCGGCCGATGGCGGCATCGATGTCGGACAGTTCGTTGATGAGCTGGTCGTACTTCTCGCCAGCGGCCTGGTCCCACGACTTGTCCTTGTGGGCAGCGTGGAGTTCACGGGCGGAAGCGGCGATGGTGTCGCGGCGACCGCGGAGTTCTTGCAGTTTTTGCATCTGGATTTCTCCTAAAAAGAAAAAGCCGCCCGGAGGCGGCCTGGATAGCGGGCGGTCGCCCTTACAGCATCAACGCCGCAGCCCGGTCACGGTGCGCGCGGCGATCAGCATCTTCGGCCGCCGGCTGGTGAGCCTGCGGCGCATTTTCGTAAATCGAGAGGTCCCAGGCGGTGGCCTTGGGCGCATTGTCGAAAACCGCATCGGCGAGGCCGGCGGCAACGGCTTCTTCGGCGGAATACCAGGTTTCCGCCGCCATCGCGGCGCGCACATGGTCTGGATCGAGCTCGCTGCGGGCGACGTAGGTCGTGACCAGCGATTCGTCGATCTTGCCGAGCAGGTCGGACATGGATTTGAGGTCGTCGGCATTGCCGGCGGCGAACGTCCATGACTTGTGGATCATCAGGAAGGCGCCGGCGGCCATCTCGACGCGCTTGGCGGCCATGATGAGGAAGCTGGCGGCGCTGGCGGCATAGCCGTCGACATGGACGACGATCTCGGCCTTGTGTTCGCGGATCGCCTGCTCCATGGCGCGGGCGGCGAAGACGGATCCGCCCGGCGAGTTCACGCGCAAGTGGATGACCGGAGCATCGATTGAATTGAGCGCGGCGATGAAGGTGGTCGGATCGATGCCGCCGAACCAGGCGGCATCCTCCGGCGTGTCGACGATGGCGTCGTAGAGGTAGAGCGTGGCGGCCTCGGCGCCCTGCTCCGCGCGAAAGCTGCCGCGCCCTTTGTTGCTGGCGAGCAGCTTGTGGAATTTGTGCATGGTTTTTTCCTTTACGAGAAAAAGAGGAGCAGTTCTTCGTCTTCGCGCTTGCGGCGCGGGTTGATGATCTTGCGCGGCTGGAATACCAAGCCGCCTTGCGCCCATTCGTCGGGCGGCGCGGTGCCTTCTTCCCAGGCGCCGAGCTTCCATGCGCCGAGCTTCCAGGTGCCTGGTAGCCAGGCCAGCAGGTCCATCAGGCAGGGCCCCACTCATTGCCGACGACGCCGGCGCCGGTAAGCGTGGCGTTGTTGATCTTGCGCATGTCGGCATGGATCGGCGCGATCTGCGCGGCGGCCAGGATGGCGGCGGCAAGGGCGTTGAGGTCGACGCCGCCGCTCGAGGCAGTATTCAGCTTGGCGCCCATCGTTCCCGACTCGTTGTTGGCGGCGGCCAGAGCGCTCCAGACGGCGGTGGCGAGGTTTTCCGGGGTCAGCGCCGTGACGTCTTCCGTGCTGCCGGTCATGTAGCCCAGGCCCATGATTTCGCTATGGCCGTCGATGGTCAGCGTGGCCGTGCCGGTGAGCGACGCTTCAGCGCCGAGCGCGGCGGCGCCGGTGATGGTTACGGTAGCCTGGCCGGTGCCGAGGATAGTGGCGACGATGGCGGCCGTGCCGTCAATGGCGATGGTGGCGGTGCCGGTGGCGCTCACGATGAGGCCTGCGGCGACGGTGCCGGTGATCGTGATGCTGCCGCTGGCGGTGGCCGGCTTGCCGAGCTCGCCGCTGGCGCTGGCGGCGATCTCGACGCGCGAGCGCATGAAGGACTTGATCGCGCCGGCGGTATTGGCCATCACCCAGGAATACGGGTGCTTCGACGCCGACGGCAGCGAGGCCAGCCGGCTGTTGATGCCCTCGCCGACGAAGATGTTTCGCTTGTATGCCGGCATCGTCAGGCTGCGCAGCGTCGACGGGTTGCCGCCATCAAGCGCCGTGGCGCCGAACAGGCGCCCGGTGAGGTTGTGGCGGTAGCCGTTGCCGATCAGGCCCATGTCAGCCGCCGTAAGCGTAGTCGAAGTTCGCGTAGACGGTGCCGCCCGAGGTCGTCGCGCCGGTGGCGAAGACGAGGAAGGTGACGTTCGCGCCGTTGCGCAGGCGCGGCAGGCTGGGCACGGTATTGACGAAATCGACCAGGTTATAGAGGCCGGTGGCCGGAACCGGGATCGGCATGCACAGCGGCTTGCACAGGCCGATGAAGACGCTGCCGGAGGCGTGCGCGGTGCCGCCCCAGGCCAGGCTTTCGATGTCCTTGACGCCGGTGTCGCCGGCGGCCAGCGGCAGGAAGGGGCCGTACTTGTTGGCCACGTTGCCGGAGTTGAGGACGATGCCGCTGGTCGCCGAGGCGGTGGAGACGCAGCCAGCCGTGGTCGTCCGGCCGGTGGTGCCGGCACTGTTGGTGTAGGTGATCTGCATGGTCGGCGCGTTGGCGCCCATCGTCGCGTAGCTGCCGACGAACAGGCGCAGGCCTTCGCCGTTCGGGTAGCGGTCGACGTTCGCCGCCGTGTTGCTGATCGGCGTCATGGTGATGGTCTTGGTGCCGGTGGTGCTGACGTTGGTCGTGGTCAGCTTGGCGTAGCCCACCAGGTCGATGGGCAGCACGAACCACGGCGCCCCGGCGGCGGCGACAACACTGGCGCCCATCGTCAGGATGTGCTTTGTGGCCGGGCTGGTCTGGTCGCCGATGGGGATGGCGCCCTCGCTCCATGTGTTGTCGGTGGCGGTGAAGGTGGCCTCGCTGCCGCCGAAGGTGGCCGCCGGAATCGAGCCGGCCGAATTGAGCAGATGCTGCCAGTGGCCGGCGAGGCCGGCGGCGACAGTCGTCTTCTGGTAGACAATCGGCTCGATCTTGCCGTTGCTGGTGATCTGGTTGATCAGGTCGTCTTGGCTGGTGAATCCCATGTCAGGCGCTCCATTGCGTCTCGAGGACGCCGGTGAGGATGGAAGAGGCAAGCGATCCGGCGTTGCCGAGGGCGACGATGCCCAGCACCGCGCCCTGTTTGATTTCTGGCGGCGGCCTGTGGATAACGCTTTCGAGCTGCGAGGCGGCGCCGTAGCTTTCGAGGTTGCCGGTGGTGGTGCGCCGGCATTCCTGCGTGGCGACGGTATGCAGCAGCGGCTTGACCAGCACCAGGGCCATCAGGCCGCCGCCGGCCTCCGAGAAGGTGACGGATTCGACCGAGCGCACGCCGGTATCGCCGGCCTGCAGCTGGATGAAGTGCTGCGAGCCGCTGGCCGCGTTGGTGGTGGAGCTGACCAGCACGCCGCCGCCGGCGATGGCCTTGGTGTAGGTCACGGCGCTGGTACGCCCGCTGACGCCGTCTTGGTTGGTGTAGGACACCGTAAAGGTGCCGACCGTTGACGCTGCGGACTGGCCGACGGCCATCATCAGCACGCCATGCCCGTCCGTGTAGCGCGGCAGCGCGGCGGTCTGGACCATGTCCTGCTGCTCGCCGACCGCATCGGTATCGATGAACGGGTAGTAGAGCAGGTAGTCGCACAGGCACAGGCGCTGATTCTGGTTGGTGGTGCCGGTGGCGCTGGCGGCGGCGGTCATGGCC